AGCTAATAAAGTTCCTGTGTATTCAGACGGAACCAACTGGCGCATAGGCTGATCAGCATCATGCTGAAGAAGATAATGTTAAAGCCCGGTGTTAACCGGGAAAACACTCGCTATACCAATGAACAAGGTTGGTATGTCAGCGACAAAGTTCGCTTCCGCCAAGGAACACCAGAAAAAATTGGTGGATGGAATCGTATTTCTACATATACCTTTCAAGGTGTATGTCGAGCATTGTTTTCTTGGATTAGTTTAAGCAAAGAGCTTTGGACTGCTGTAGGTACCAATCTTAAATATTATGTAACCCTGGGTAATGATTACTATGACATTACCCCAATTAGAGAAGTTACTGCTGCTGGGGCGGTAACCTTTTCTGCTGTAACTATCGCTCCATATAGTTCAACTATCACTGTCACTGACAATAATCACGACGCAGTGGTTAATGATTTTGTGACGTTTAGTGGAGTTACTGCAGGAGGTCTTGGGGGAAATATTACCCAGGCTGTTCTGCAGCAGGAATATCAAATCTCTGAAATTGTAGACTCAAACACCTACAAGATTATTGCCAAAAGTCCAACTACTGGGCTTCCTGTCACGTCGAATGCTTCTGATTCAGGCAATGGTGGTGCATTGGTTGTAGGTACGTACCAGATCAATGTTGGTAGTGCTATAGCGACTGTACCCAGTGCTACATCATCAGCAACCTGGGGATTTGGAACCTGGGGTTCAGGTCCTTTTGGTGGTGGATCAAATATTGTTCTGCCCTTGAGATTGTGGAGCCAAGGAAACTTTGGCGAAGATCTAATCTTTGGTTATCGCGGTGGTCCTATGTATTACTGGGACACCAGCTCAGGAACAAGTGTTAGGGCGGTTGAGCTATCAACTAAAACTGGCGCATCAAGCGTTCCAATAATTCAAAATTTCATATTAATTTCTGACATTTATAGGTTTGTATTTGCATTTGGCTGCAACGATTATGGATCTAGCATTCAAGATCCAATGCTTATTCGTTGGTCAGATCAGGAAAGCGCTGTAGATTGGACTCCATCAGCAACTACCCAGGCGGGTAGTCTTCCGCTGTCCAGAGGATCTGAAATTATCACTGCCATTCAATCTAGGCAGGAGATTCTTGTTTGGACTGACGCAGCTTTATATTCTCTCCAGTTCTTAGGTGCTCCAGATGTTTGGGGTGCTCAGTTGATGGGCGACAATATTTCTATCGTTGGAGAGAACTCAGTAGCTTTTTCCAATGGCGTTGCATATTGGATGGGTGTAGATAAATTCTATGTCTATAACGGTCGTGTACAGACCTTAAGATGTGATCTCAGGCAGTACATCTTTGGTGACATTAACCTTCTACAGCTTCCCCAGGTTTGTGCTGGTACAAATGAAGGTTTTAATGAAATCTGGTGGTTCTACTGTTCTGCCAACTCAAATGAAATAGACCGGTATGTTGTATATAACTACCTAGAAGATATTTGGTATTACGGATCTTTGGGTAGAACAGCATGGTTGGATTCTGGTTTAAGAGACTACCCGCTGGCCGCAACCTACAACTACAATCTGGTTGAGCATGAGTATGGTGTTGATGACAATGCTGGAGACACCACGCTCCCGATTGAAGCTGTTATTGAATCAGCAGAGTTTGATATAGATGACGGTGATAAGTTCATGTTTGTCCGTCGAGTTCTGCCTGATATTACTTTCCGTGGGTCAACAGCTAATAACCCAGCTGGAACTCTGACGTTGATTCCCATGAAGAACTCTGGATCTGGTTATAACGATCCAAGATCAGTTGGTGGGAATAGTGATAGCTCAATTGTTAGGACAGCCACAGCCCCGATAGAGCAGTTTACCGGGCAGGTATTTATCCGGGTAAGAGGCCGTCAGTTGATTATGAAGTTTGAGTCTACAGGCCAGGGTGTAACATGGCAGCTAGGCTCGATGAGATTGGATCTTCAGCCTGATGGGAAGCGGGCATGACATTCATTGTCACGTCAGATTATGAGCTACAGAAGGTAGCTCCACCTGCTTTACCACAGGCCACACCAATATATTCTCAGGCCTATCAGGACCAATTTAACAATGTTCTAAGGCTATATTTCAACAGGCTAAACAATATTCTCGGGCAACTTATGGCAAACATAGACACACTTCCAGTTTCCATAGGTGGGACTAATGTTGATGCCTTTGGAAGACTGAGGGTAAGCCAGCCTTACACCCTGTTTGATAGCCAAAATAGATATGCTGCAGACAATCAGTTTGATGTAGCCACTACTGGGACAGGCACTACGACTTATTTGCCTAATGAAGCTGCGGTCAAGATGGAAGTGACGGCAGGCGGTGTTGGCTCTGTTACCAGACAGTCATATAGATCTTTCCCGTATCAACCAGGAAAGGGTCTATTGGTTCTAGCAACCTTTGTGATGGATGGCAATCAGAGTTTAAATCTCACCCAGAGAGTTGGTTACTACAACGATCAGAACGGAGTCTTCTTTCAGCGGGTAGACGGCACGTATTCATTTGTCCTACGTTCGTATGTAACCGGAACAGCATCAGATGCAAGAACGGTTAATCAAGATGACTGGAACGGGGATAAGTTAGACGGTACAGGAGCTTCTGGCTATACCTTAGATCCATCTAAAGCGCAGATTCTGTGGATGGATTTTGAATGGCTTGGCGTAGGTTCTGTTCGTTGTGGATTCATTATTAATGGGCAATATATTGTTTGCCATACATTTAATAATGCCAATGAGATTACCAATGTCTATATGACCACCGCGATTTTGCCGGTTCGTTATGAGATCAAGACGGTAACTTCAGCGGTAGCTGCATCGATGAAGGCGATTTGTTGTTCTGTTGTGTCTGAAGGTGGCTTTGAACAAACATCTATTGATCATGTAGCGCGTCGTACCACAATCTTAGGAACGATTGGCACAACCTTTCTTCCTTTGGTTTCTATTCGATTGGCATCTAGTCGATTAGGTTCTGTAGTGCTGCCTAATAGAATCCAAGTTTTGCCCACAACAAGTCAAAACTATGAAGTTGCATTGGTCAAAAATCCAACATTGACTGGTGCTTCTTGGGTGGCAGTTCCAACAGATTCAAATGTAGAGTATGACGTATCTGCCAGTGCAACCACTGGTGGAAGCATTGTACAAACCGATTATGTAACGTCATCTGGTTCTGGTGGTGTTGGTAATACAAGTGAGCCTACTGGGTATAACTGGGATTTACAGCTTGGAGCAAGTATTGCTGGTGTGAGTGACATCTATACGATTGCTATACGTACAGTGTCTGGCGCTACAACTGGCGATGCCGTCGGATCGCTATCTTTTTATGATTTGACGCAATAATGGACATCCGAGAGATCGTTCAAAACTATGCTCAGCAAGCTGGGTATACGCTCGAGCAGATTCAGTCAGCGATCTATCGATTTGCTGAAGCTGATAAGCCTTTGCATAAGATGAACCACACATTGTTCATAGAAATGCAAAAGAAGAATAAAGAAGCATTTTTCTATGTAATTAATGGTAGTGATGTTCAGGCCACAGCTGCAGACATTCTTTCGTTCTCTGTTTATGTCAACAATAAAGGCATAAACACAGCTATTTATTCTTCTGCTGCCCCTCGAATTGGTGAGGTTGTTTCTAGTCTTCTGGGCGATGTTGCTGATGTCGATGAAGAAGAAACGACAATTATTGAGGTGAATACAGAAGCTTTGATTGAGAAAGCCCGGAGGTCTAGATAATGGGCTTGGGACGTGATATCAGGAAGCTTGGCCGTAGCCTTGAAGACGGCGTTAGAAGTCTTGGCAGCAACATTGAAGATACCGTTCGCAATGTTGGCAGCAAGATTGATGACAAATTTAATTCTGTCTTAGATGCTGCATTAGACGATCCTTTAAAGGCTGTAGCCACTGCTGCAGCTATAGCATCAGGCCAGTGGTGGGCATTGCCTGTGGTCAATATGGTTGATGCTGCCATAGCAGGAAAGCCAGTAAACCGGATTCTTGAGGTTGGTGCTAAGACAGCAGCTATTCAGTACATCACCCAGGAAGTTTCAAACTACGTTGGTAAGTCAGAAGCTGTCCAAGAGTTTGGGAAAGATATTTCTAACTGGCTAGATGGCAAAGAATGGGGAGCTAATGTCCCCATTGATGATATAGAGGCCTTTGCAAACCTTGGCACCAACGGGATGACCAATGTTGCCAAGGCAGTGGTTACTGGCGTTGCAAACAGCGCGGCAGCAGGCATTACAGCAGCTTTAACGGGTGAGAGCATTACAGATGCCATCCTTAAGTCTGCAGCCCTTGGAACCGCTCAGACTGCCATTCAGGCAGGTGCATTAGGCAACGCTATTAAATACGGCCCAGAATACATGCAAAGAGCACTGGCAACAGCTGGTGCAGCAGGTGTTCTTGGCGAGAGCATGACCAAAGGCTTCACCGGGTCATTGCTCAATAGTGCCATGCAATATGCTGGCAAGAAACTGGAAGACACTTTTAAAGAACAACGCCCAGATCTTGTTAGAACGGTTGTAGATCCACGTACTGGAGAAAAGACAACCTCTCTTAAAGATCCGATGCAGGACGTTAAAGACGCAAATACACGTCTTACTAATGCTGCCGGACAGGTAAACGGTGCTGCAACTCGATATAACGAGCTTGTTAGTGAGGCAGAAGAGCTTAAAAACGAAGCCAAAGAGTTTTATGACATTGTCACGAATCCAGATAGTTATAAAGAATGGATTCAGACTGAATATCTAGCTAAAGGATTTCCAGATAGAGAAAGTGCTTTAAATGAATATGTTCAAAGCACATACAGCATCTTAACCAATAATGCTGATGCTGCTGCCCGGGATGCCAATAACTATTACAACGAGACGTACGTTCCAAAGGTTTCGGCATTTGAATCCGAACAATCTGCGTTACAAGATTCAATTAGCAAGGCAGTAGAGTTTGACGCAACTCTAGCAGCAATGGCTGCGTCAGATCTTAGTACATATAGCAACGTTGCAACGACGTTAGCAGACATCTACGACGTTGATTTGGAAAACCCGCCTTCTGCACAAATAATTGACGGTGCTTATGTAACAGATCCAAAGTATCGAGAATATTACGAAAACATTAAAGAAATACAAAAGGATATCGTAGGATTTTTAGATTCTGATACGCCATTACAAGATCTGTATGAATATGCAATTGAAGTAAATCCAGATTTTATTACTGATCATTTAATTGAAAGAGAAAAACGAATTAACTCTGGCGAAGAGCTTGGGTTTAATTCGTTTGATTCTTTCGTTATGGACAAGAGCGGGTATAACGATGTTAAAGAGTTAAACCCTGACTTTAATATTGAAGATTATATTGAGATCAATAATCTTGAGGATGCTGCCAATCCATTTCAACATTATTTAGATGTTGGCTTTGAGCAAGATTATTTTGCTAATAAAGATGAAATAAAAAATTATTTTGCAGATCTCGGTTATGACATGAAAGACCGAGATGTAGATTTGTTCTTGGCTGCTAATGAAAGAGCCAATCCAGCCGGGAATGCAAAAGATTTTGTTGATATATGGGCTGATTTTCAAGAAGAAAACAAAGGAAAGTATTCAGAAGAACAATTAGAGAAAGAATACAAAGCATATAAAGAGTATGGTTTAACGCCAAAAAGTGCGATAGACATAGCCCATTATGCTCAAGACAAACAATTAGAGCAGCGGCAAATAAACATTTTAAAACAGGTATATCCTGGATATACAGGAGATTGGGAAGATCTTAATAATCTTCATATTAAATTAGATGATGCTCGTTCTGCGCTGACATATGCAAAAACACAAGAACAAAAAGATGCTGCAAAAGAAACACTTTCTGACATTGAGTCTCAATATAATCAACTATTAAAAGACAGCTCTGTAGACGTTGAAACTACAGCTGAACCTGTAAGTCCAGAAGAGTATATTCAACAGATATTGCAGTCTGAACAAGCAAAGCTGGATGCAAAATTAGCTGCAGAAAAATCTTCAAATGTCACTGATAAAACGATTACAGATATAGAAGCGACTCAACCTGCTGACACAGTAGAAGATATTGTCAAAGGGACGTTGCCATCAGATGTTAAAGAACCTGCCACTGGCGTAGACAGAACTGATGAGCTGTTAAAAGAGATTGAGAAGTTTGAGCCTCAAGGTTATTACCCTGCCCTGGGTGAAGAGTTTGCTGAGATTGATTACGCTGCAGTAGATCCAAACATCCCCACGCCGTTAGGATTTGAAACTGAATCCACGCAAGCAGGTAAAGGTTTGGCATCTGGATACTATGGAATAACAGTTGGTGCTCCATTAACGGCATCTATGGCCAAAGATGCGGCAAAAGCCGCAGGCTATCAACAGCAACTTAATTTGTATGACCTGATTGATCAAGGCAGAAGCCAAGAAGCTTATAAGCTTATGGCTGGCAATAGAATTCTTGAGCGAGATGTATTGAAGTATGAGTCTTCTACACCAGAAGAACGTGCAGAAGCACGTAATCTGCGTATGGAAGCCATGAAGGAAGTATCAGCTTCTGTTCTTGAAACTGCCCGTCTGTACGATCAGTTCCGCACTGAGATGAAAGAGAAGTATGGGGCAGCTGTTCCAGAACTTTCTGACATCAGAACATCAGATGTAAAAACCTTTGCCAGTGATTTTGGTAAATGGCTAGCCTATAACGCTGGTGCTGGCAGTACATCAATTGCTGCCACGATGCTTGGAGCATTGGTGGGTGGGGCGCCAGGAGCTTTTGCAGTTGGTGCTGCTTTAGGAACAAGCGAATCGTTAGCTGGTCGCTTACAGTTCTTAGATAACACTTTAAAGGGTTTGCCTGATGAACAGAGGGCAGACGCCATTATCAAATATTTGGAACAAACCAAGGGAACTACATTACTAACCGGCGCAACAATTGGCGCGTTAGATATGTTGGGTCCGGTTGGATCATTGATTCGTAATAGATTGTCGGCAGAAGTTGTTGAAAGACTAGCAACGCAATCTATTAGCAAAGCTGTATATCAAGTTCCAAAAGAAATGCTTGAAGAAGGTTTTACAGGTGCTCTTCAAGAGATGACCAAAATCCTGGGTGAGAAGTATTTGGATGAAAATCCAACAGACTTGTTGTCCATGGATACGGTCAAACGGATCTATAACAGCGCAGCAGCTGAGGCTGCGGGCAGTTTAGTTGGTTCCGGGATAAATGTTTCCACTGCCGCTGGTGCTCAACAATGGAAAGAAAAAACGCTTGAGATTGCCAACAAACATTTCATTGATGAGTTGCAGGCAGGTCAGCCGTTATATAAAGACATTCTTAATCCAGTAACTGCACAGGATGCAACTTCAGCAGCTGATGCATTGTCTAAGCTAGAAGACTCTATGTCTTCTCGTTCTGTGACAAAAGCAGATCTATATGGGACGAGCTTCCCAGAAACACCAATTAATATTGACGAAACCTTATACAAGGGCAAGATTGAAAAAGTTGTTGTTATAAACGACAACGTACGGTATTACGATACAGATAATGGTTTTAGGATTACCGACGATAGCAGCGGAAATCTTGTTGTTTATGACAAGGTTGCCAAACAAATGGTGGAGTTGTCTCCGCAAGAGCAACAAGATCTGTATGAAACCAATATCTCTAAATATGAACCCAGGCCTATAGTTACTGAAGAAGTTTCGGTATCTCGAGATGAAGATGGCAATCTTCGCTATGACATCGGAAGTGGATATCAAGCGATTGAAGATTCAACTGGCTATATCACTATTGTAGATACAGAAACTGATACACCTGTTCAGCTGCCTGGGCGGGAATTAACAAGGATTTATACCGATGTCCTGGTGCCTAATAAGCCAGCTCCAGGCACGGATGTACCTTTGGTCAAAACCAAGCCCGAGGTTACTGAAGAAACCAAGAAAGAAGTTACTAAAGAAGCTGAACCAACGGATGTTACCGACGTAACCGAGCCAACAAAGCCTGTTGATACAGGAGTGACGCCGGTAGACACGACTGGTGTGACACAACCTCCTGCCACAGATGTTCAGCCAACAAACAATCAAAAGCTGGCAGATGATCTAAATAAAGCCACTGGAACTACTTTGACCGGTTCAGATATTGATAATCTGAATAAAACGGATATTGGCAAAGATATTTTGAATGAGCTTGGCGGAGATAAAGTTATTATTTCTGACAAGAAAGATGTCGTGCCAACAGATACCGGAACGACAACTAAGCCGGTAGACACTACAGGAACTACCCAGCCAACTGATGTAACGGATACAAGCAAGAAACCTGCTGATATTACTGAACCAGTCACCAAGCCTGTTATTACTAATCAAGATATTGCTAACGATATTAACAAGAATGCTGGCACAACCCTGACAGATTCTGACGTAAACAATCTAAATAACACCGATCTTGGCCGAAATATTTTGGCTGAACTGGGTGGTTCTGCGTATCTTCCTGGCGGTCCTATGTATCGCCCTCCCACCTATGCACCTCCAAGTGGTATTCCTGGTGGTGGTTATCCTGGTGGTCCACATGGTGGATTCCCGCCTGGATATGGAATTGGGCGTCCAACGGCTCCAACACAAACACCGGTTACAGATGCAAGTTCGTCCGAGTTTGTTGGTGGTGCTGAACCGAGTGATTTGGTATATGAAGGGACTGTTCCTTCAGCGCCTTCAGTTCCCAAGATCAAGACGGATCAAGAAATTGCAGATGATGTAAACAGAATAAATGGAACAAAACTGACCGATAAAGATGTCAAAGATCTATTAAGTACTGATCTTGGCAGGAATACTTTGGAGGTTTTGGGTGTTGATCCGTATCAGATTAATAACAGGCCTGTAGTCGATACTAAACCTACAATTGTAGATACTGATCCTACAGTAGACCCAACTGTAAAAATAGATCCAAAAATAGATCCGACCGTTAAAGTTGACCCCAAAATAGATCCAACCATAAAGGTTGACCCAACAATAGATCCAACGACAAAAGTTGACCCTAAGATAGACCCGACTGTCAAAGTAGATCCAAAGATAGATCCGACCGTTAAAGTAGATCCAAAGATAGATCCGACCGTTAAAATAGATCCAACGGTTGATCCAAACAAGCCAAAGGTAGATCCACCTCCTCCGCCGCTTGATGGAACTATCACCCAAGAACGGCCAGATGATGAGGTAATACCTCCTGAGGTTAAGCCTGAACCTCCGTTTGAAGTTGACCCTGAGCCACCGGTTGAAGTTGAGCCTGAACCTAAGCCTTTTGTTCCAAAGTTCAATTTCCCCAGGTTCCCAACGCCTCAGTTCCCGATGTCATTCCTTCCCTATCTGATGCCGGGTGGAATACAATCCATTATCAACCAGCCCTTCTATTTCAATCTGCCTGAAGAATTCGACATTACCCGGGCTTTTTCACCGACCTTGTATGAAGAGATGTCGGAAGAGGAATAAACATGGACGAAGATAATTACGAAGGCTATTGGAAACGAATTCTAGGCGGCGGAGATGATAATCCGATCCTAAATGTCAATTGGGACATGATTAATGATTTCTATCCTGAAGATGCTATTCAGGTAGATTTTGGCAATTATTCATCTTCCGATTTCGTTCCTGTAAGTGCTGATGAATTTACAACGACCAGTGGACGGCTAGTCACTCAGAAGATGAAGGACGGCAGTACCCTCACCATCAATAAAGATACTGGTGAGGTGATGGATGTCCAACCAGCTTCGAGTGGTGAGTCAGGTATCGCTGGGATGCTTAGTAAAGCAGGCAGTGCAATCCTTAAGCTTGCTTCTAGTCCAGCCGGTATCATGACCATGATAGGTGCTGGTTATGCCATGACCGGTAATCGGAATGCTCCCCAAGCTGATGTCTATAAGGGGAGTATCCCGACCTACACAGCTGTTCGGGAGAAGGTTGCTCAGCCCACCTATACCCCTTACACCGGTCAGGCAGTGATGGGTAGAGATTACTTTACCCCGATGCAGTATGTGAAAGAAAAGCCTGAAGAGGCTCGGGCAGCTGCTCAAACTCAAGCAGCCAACATTGCTGCTGGTATAGCTTCTGCCCCTGCTGCTGCTGTTTCCCCGCTTTCAAAGCCCAAAACATCCACTGCAATGACTCAAGCAGAAGCTGATGCTTTGGTGGAAGAGACTCGTAAAAGCTATGGTGCTCCGCTGAGAATGGGTGATAAAACAGCCACTCAGCCTGCTTTTGATATTAACCGGGTAAAAGCAGCAAATCCGAATCTTGATTGGACAAAATATGATCCAAACAAGATGACCATGGATCGTGATCAATTTGATCAGGCTATTGATTATTATCGACGCACAGGCCAAGGTATGAAACCGATGCAGCCTATAGATATCCCCACTGCACCGCCGGGACTTGCCAAGGGTGGTATTGCCACCTATCTGCGCGGGAAGTCTGATGGGATGGCAGATAAGATCCCAGCATCTATTGAAGGCAAACAACCTGCTCGTCTAAGTCATGGCGAGTTTGTTGTACCTGCTGATGTTGTCAGCCATCTTGGTAATGGCAACTCAGAAGCTGGTGCTCAATCCCTGTACAAGATGATGGATCGTGTTAGACAAGCACGTACAGGAACCACTAAACAGGGCAAACAGATCAATCCTGATAAGTTCACCGGCATTGCTAAGTATGCTTCTGGTGGAACGGTTAACTTCCAATCAGGTGGTTCTACAACTTCTGGACTTGCTGTTACCGCTAACAATCCTACCGGCTCTACAGCAACCACTAACCTAGCCCCCTGGGTTGGTGATTATGTAACGGATTACCTGGGTAAAGGCCAAGCTCTTGCGAATCAGCCTTATCAGGCCTACACAGGTCCTTTGTCTGCTGGGGTATCTCCGCTACAGACTCAAGCATTTGAAGCTGCGGGTAAGTATGACCCTCTCGCCACGTTCGATGCTACTGCAGCCCAGCAATACATGAATCCGTTCCTTGAGGCTGCACTAAGGCCTCAGCTGGAATCTGCTCGCCGGGAAGCTGAGATCACTCGACTAGGTCAGCTAGGTCGGATGAGTAAAGCCGGAGCTTATGGTGGTAGTCGTCAAGCCATCATGGAGTCTGAGCTTAGTCGGAACCTGATGGACAAGATGTCTGGCATTACAGGTCAAGGGTATGCAACGGCTTTTGATCGTGCAATGCAGCAATACAATCTTGGCCGTCAGCAAACGATTGGTGATATTAAATCGCTTGCTGATCTTGGAACTCGTCAACGTGATATTGAACAGCAAGGTATTGAAGCAGGCCGGAAAGAGTTTGAGACTCAGCGTCAGTATCCGTATGAGCAGTTGAAGTTCCAGCAGAGTTTGTTGCAAGGTCTACCGGTTGGTACAACGTCAGTCACTCCCAATCTTTCTGATATTCAACAACTTGGCTTGAGCCTTAAACAGCTTCAAGATCTGTATAAGACGTTGTCAGCCATCCCTGGGTTTGGTGGTTCAACTCCTGCTGGAACGTCTGGTTCTGCTAATCCGTCGTCAGGAACAACTCCTGGTTGAGATAAAACTATGATGGCTCAAATACCTAGCGGTCTTCAGGCCTTGATGCAGGCATCTCAAGTTCTGCAGCAAGAAGCTTCACCGGTTGCTCCTGGCCCTCAAGGGCCACAACCCACTGTCGCCAGTCGTATCGCTCAACAGATTGAGCAGGCTCCATCAATGCAAATGATGGG